AAAAAAGATTTTACATCAAGTACTAAAATTCAGGCCGGGTACAAAAAACATTATAAGAAGTATAAAGAAGGAGAGATATGGGAAGAAGATGGTAGATCCTGGACTATAAAAAACGGAATTAAAAAGACCGTTCCTAAACATATTTCTATTAAGGAAAGTATTAAAATTCCTCTGACCTGTCCTAAATGCGGCGGTGGTATGAGACACCATCTTCATAAAAAAATGTACAAAATTCATAAGTTTTGTTTTGATTGTACTATAGAATATGAAAAAGAACTTCGTAAAAATGGATTATATGAACAGTACGAAAAATCTATGATAAAACAAGGGCTTCAATCATTTAGTAAAGACTTAGAACAGTGGGTTAAAGATACATTAGACAAAATTGATTCACAAAATTATGTAACCGAAGACGGGGATGTGGAAGAATGGAGAATGGGAAATAAATCTTTTAAACAAGAAAGTTTAAAGAAATTAGAAACTTTTCTTAAACATATTAACACTTAATTGGAAAAACCTGTTATTTATAAATAAAGCCAGAGAACTATTTAACAGGTATAAATGACTCCTGAAGAAAAAAGCTTACTAGAAACACTAACAGAAGAGTTAATTGACATAAAAGAAAAGCTCCCCAACGGAGAACTAACCCTTCTTGTAACAAATTTAAAAGAACTTAAAGAAGACTTATCCGAACTAAAACTTCTTCTTCTAAACCCAGAAAACGGTATTATTGTTAAAACTAACAAAAACACTGAATTCAGGATGCAAGAAGAGAGAAAAAAGGAAAAACAAATGGAAACTATTTCCTCTTTGCAGATTGAAATTGATAAACTTAAAGACTGGAAAAGTACGGTTGCTAAAGTACTATGGATACTCTTCACTTCTATTGTAGGTCTTACTGCCCATATAATTTCTACAGGAATTAACTAAATATAAAATAAACAATATCGTGGAAAATAAGAAAATATTACCGTTTTCAGAAGTTGAGAAAATATATAACAATATTAAAAGCGGTGTAGAACAGGAAGGAAGTTTCGAACAAGCTTACCCTATAGCTAGTGGATTCTATCACTCAGTATCTCCTGGGGTAAGTAAAGGATTACCTCCTACTTTTTATTTTAAAGTACATACCTTCTTACAGAAAAAGATACAAGAAGAAGAGCAAGACTTTTTACAAATTTTCCCTTTAACCTCTCATTTCTATTTTACTATGAAAAATTTAACCGAACGTGATGATTCAGGTACAGTTGCCACCGACGATGAAAGAACGGCCGAAAAAATGGCCAAAAAAGGATTGGACGTACAGCTTACAAAAGAACAGGAAGCAGAAGAATTAGAACAAGAGACAGAAAGTATTCCAACATCGGAATTAGAAAAGGTTGGAGAAGTAGTACAGTCAACTGTCTTGGAAGGACTAAGAAACATAGGAGAGGAAATCTCTTCAGCAGCACACTCTGTATCTACTCCCAATGAAATCACTATCACAGTAAACTTTTCAAACAAGGAACAAGAGACATGGAAGTTTAAAATTAGAGATCAAGAAAGCTTAGTACTTGTAGATACTGTACCAGAAGAAGTTTTAACTTCCGTAGATGTTCTACCTTCCGGAGAAGTAAGTATTAATAGACCTCTCTTAATAGATAACTTACACGCATACTTTAATAAAAAGTACATCTCTGAAGAAGAACAAGAAAGAGACCCACATCCAGAATACGATACACACGCCACAAAGAACTATGACGATGTAGAGACCGGTATTAAGGAAAAATATTTAGACATCGGACATGACGATGAAGCCAGGATGATGAAACAAACTGCTTACGAAATAATAAAATACGGACAAAAACTTTACCATCTTTTTGATATTCATACCTCTTTAGACAAAAAAGTTAATTACCCGCATTGGTTTCAATCACTTGTTATTAGAGGGAGGGACTACATAGGTAAGGCCGGACATTATTTAGAGTTTAAGCAAAAAGAATTAGAAGCCGATTACGACACATATGTAGATACAGATACAGACTTACATGAAAAACTTAACAAAATAGTTGAACAAGCTAGAAAGAAAAAAGTAATTACCGGTAGTGAGGAAAGAATACTAAAAGAACAAGTAAGTAATAAAAAATTTACAGTAGTTTCGAACTACATTAAAACAAGGCTAAAGAATAAGTCATGAAGAGAGGAGATTTGAAAAAAATAATTGAACAAGCTTATTATGAAGTACTTCAAGAACAGTCTATGCTAAAGACAGGTTCTGAAGAGATTCTTCAAAGATTTCCAACTCTGAGAAAAACCTTAGAGGACTTGCTTACAGATAACTACAATGAATTTGTAGAACAAGTTAAATGGGTTTCTCCTAAACCTTCTTCTTTTGAAATAGTGTTAAAAAATGGAGAAAGGTTTTTTCTAAAATGGAACGGAGGAGGATTTAACGCCGAAATAGGAGGAAAGAATTANGATATTAGTACCGTACAAGGATTTCAAAGGGCTCTATCAGCTTTAGGAGAANTTTTTCAAACCGGAGCTATTCGATCTCTTTCTGATTTAGAAGCAGAAGAAGAAGAAGATATAGACGATACGGGAGATATATTTGGAGATGAACCAGATTTACCAGACGAAGGACCAGAAGATGAAATAGACGATGAACCTGAACCTGAACCTGATTTTGAAGAAATTTAAAGTGGTGATTCCATACTTAGAACAGATTAAAGGAATACTAGAAAAAAGGACGACGTGGATAATATCTACTATACTACTTGCCGGTATACTGGGAATAATGTTATTAATACCTCCTGTAGACACTTCTCCATACTATGATAGAATTAATTATTTAGAAGAGAAAATTAATACACTAAATAATGAAGACATTTTACTAAGCCAAGAAGTCGACTCATTACAGTCAATTCAACAACAGCTAGAACACAAAAACCTAGTACTTCAACACCAATTAAATAACTTGACACAGTCTTATGAAGAAGATATCGCCTTTGTTGATACTGCTTCTACTGATGAACTCACAAAGTTTTTCACAGAGCGTTACAGATACCTCTTACGTAAAACTCCCTAAAACAGTAGCACAAGAAGTAGTTAGAGAACTGGTAAGGAAAGACTACTTAGAAAAAGAAGTTAACATACTTACCCGTCAAATTGAAAATAAAGATGAGATGTTAATCTAGAAATACGATCATTAACAGACTTGAAAATAGAATAGACATACTTCAACGTGTTAATAACGCCCGCCAAGAACAAATACAAACATACATCCAGTTAAACAATAGCCTAAAACAGGACCTAAGAAGAGAGAAATTTCGAAAAAATGTATACAAATACTCTACAGCAGGAATACTTATCGGAGCTGTTATTTTAGTACATAAGTAGGTATGAATAGGTACGGAATTGAATATTTACCCTCACTATCTAATTGGGACGATATTAAAAAATTCGTTTCAGATAATAAGGACAGTTTACAATACCTAAAACAGTACGAGGGATTAGATCATTTTTTAGGGTCAGGACAGTACGGTAAAGTATTTAAAATTAAAGGAGAAAATCTAGCTCTCAAAATCACTACTGATCCATATGAACTTAAAGTTTCAGAAAAACTAAAAGGCCATAACTTAGATACATTTATTGAAGTATACTTTATAAAGAAGTTAGAGTCTGGACATGGTATAAAGGTCCAAGAACTTTTATATCCTCTTAATTCTAGTCAAGAAAAGTTTGTAGAAGAGGTTTTTGATATTCATTTTTTCGAAATTGGAGAATTAGAAAAAAATCAGGCCGTTTCTTACAAAAACATTATAAAGTTTCTAAAACAACAAGAAGAAAAACCTGAAGTAGGGTTTTTATTACAAGTTGTAGAAGATGCAAAAACTATAGGACTGTCCGCCGAAGAAATAACAAAGTTAGATTTAAACCCTGGAAATTTTCTCAAAGACAAACAAGGTAATTTAAAAATCTGCGACTTGTAGATACTTATATATAAAAGAATGTCTACAAAACAGCAGGAGATAAAGAAAGCAATTAAGCAAGAATACATAAAGTGTGCAAAAGATCCTGTATACTTTATGAAAAAGTATTGCTATATTCAACATCCTAACAAAGGCCGAATACTTTTTAAACTTTACCCTTTCCAGGAGAAAGTACTCAGCCTCTATAGTAATAACAAGTTCTCAATTACTTTAAAGTCAAGACAGTTAGGTATTTCAACCTTAGTTGCCGGGTACAGTACCTGGTTAATGGTATTTCATAAGGATAAGAATATACTAGCACTTGCTACAACTCAAGCCACTGCCAGAAACTTAGTACGAAAGGTACAGTATATGTACCAAAGTCTTCCTAAGTGGTTACGGATACCAAGTACAGAGAATAATAAACTTTCTTTAACATTAAAAAATGGTTCGAGAATTAGAGCTGCATCTTCTAATTCTGATGCATCTCGATCAGAAGCTGTTTCATTACTGTTGATAGATGAAGCCGCTTTTATTGATAATATAGAAGAAACTTTCACAGCCGCTCAACAAACTCTTGCTACTGGAGGACAATGTATAGCAATTAGCACTCCCAATGGGGTTGGTAACTGGTTTCATCAGACTTTCACCAAAGCTCAGACTAAAGAAAATAGTTTTCTACCTATTAAGCTAGATTGGAAAGTACATCCGGAAAGAGACCAGGCTTGGAGAGATCAACAAGACGCCGACCTTGGACCTAAGATGGCTGCTCAGGAGTGTGATGCCGACTTTACCTCCTCTGGTACTACCGTATTTGAATCTGAAGACATGACGTATTATGAAGAAATACAGGTTAAAGAACCTATTGAAAGAAGAGGATTTGACGGAGGACTATGGATATGGGAACCAGCCGACTATACAAAATCTTATATGATCTCAGCGGACGTGTCTAGAGGGGATTCAAACGACTTTTCAGCCTTTCATATTTTTGACATAGAGAACAATGAACAAGTTGGCGAATATAAAGGAAAGCTCCCTCCTAAGGAATTTGGAAACTTACTTGTAGGAACCGGAACTGAGTACAATGATGCACTACTGGTAGTAGAAAACGCTAACGTAGGATGGGCGACTATAGAACAAATACAAGAAAGAGAGTATAAGAATCTTTTCTACTCTTCTAAATCACAAACAGACACAGTAGAATCCTACCTTAAAAAATACGAAAATAATAACTTAGTACCAGGATTCACAACTTCATCCAAAAACAGACCTTTATTTATCCCTAAGATGGGAGAATATATTAGAGATAAAGGAGTAACCGTTAGATCTAAACGACTACTAGAGGAGATGAGGGTATTTATTTGGAAAAATGGTAAACCTCAAGCTCATTCAGGATATAATGATGATTTGGTAATTTCTTTTGCAATAGGTCTCTATGTTAGAGACACTGCTCTAAAACTTAGACAACAGGGATTAGATTTAACCAGACAGCAGTTAAAAACTTTTTCAAATATTAATAAAAGAACAACTGGTATAAAAACTTCTTCGAGTTTTAAACATAAAGATCCTTTCAAAGTAGACATAAAAGGACAAAACCACGACATCTCCTGGCTTTTATAAAACTTTTACTCTATCTTACTTTTTAATATATTTATATAATAAAGTACATTTTTAAATAATTATTTTTAATGGCTAAATCGAACCTATTTTCAAGACTTTCTAGACTATTTTCTACTGATGTAATTATACGAGACGTAGGAGGAGGTAAACTAGACGTTGTAGACATAAACAATGTTCAGTCTACAGGACAGTACCAAACTAACTCTTTAATAGACCGGTTTAATCGCCTACACATAAATTCAATTAGGAACGTGTTTACTCCTAATATGAATTACCAGACCATGAGAGTTCAACTGTATTCCGATTATGAAGCAATGGATACAGATCCTATTATAGCATCTTCTTTAGACATTGTAGCAGATGAAGCCACGTTAAAAAATGAAGAAAGAGAAATTCTCTCAATAAAAACAAGTGATGAAAAGGTAAAAAACGCTCTTCAAAACCTATACTACGACGTACTAAACATTGAGTTTAACCTATGGACCTGGGTTAGAGACATGTGTAAATATGGAGATTTCTTCTTAAAGTTAGAAATTTCAGAACAATTTGGAATATATAATGTACTTCCGTATACGGTCTATAACATTTCTAGAGAAGAAGGAGTAGACGAACAGAATCCGTTTAAAGCTCAATTTGTACTACATCCGGACGGATTAGCTTCTACCTCCGGCCCCACCACTCATAATTCTAAAGGTAGAAATAAAATCATTCTAGATAATTACGAAGTAGGTCATTTTAGGTTACTAAGTGATACAAATTATCTTCCTTACGGCCGATCATATCTAGAACCTGCCAGGAAGATTTTTAAACAAATGACTTTAATGGAAGATGCGATGTTAATACATCGTATTATGAGAGCACCTGACAAACGTACCTTTTTTATAAACGTAGGGACTATACCTCCTAATGAAGTAGACCAGTTTATGGAGAAGACTGTAAACAGTATAAAGAAAACTCCATACATAGATCCTGAAACCGGTGAATATAATCTGAAGTTCAATATTCAGAATATGATGGAGGACTTCTACATTCCTGTTAGAGGGGGAGATACAAACACTAGAATAGACAACACCCCAGGTTTACAATATGACGGTATACAAGATGTTGAGTATTTAAGAGATAAGTTATTTTCGGCACTAAAAGTACCAAAAGCATATTTTGGATATGAAGGAGATCTTCAAGGAAAGGCAACACTTGCAGCAGAGGACATACGATTTGCTAGAACTGTAGAAAGAATTCAAAGAATCGTTGAATCTGAACTTACAAAAATTGGACTTATTCATCTATATACTCAAGGATTTAAAGGGGAATCTTTGACTAACTTTAAAATCTCATTAACAACTCCTTCTATAGTATATGAACAAGAAAAGATAGCTCTACTCCAGGAAAAAATGCAGGTTGCCAATGACATGGTAGACTCTGATATGTTTCCTACAGATTATGTTTACGAAAAAATCTTTAATTTCTCAGAGGAGGAATACCGTGAGATGAGAAAACTTGTTATCCAGGATAAAAAACGTATTTTCAGGTTACAGCAAATCGAGAACGAAGGAAATGACCCTACCGTCTCTGGAGTATCTTTCGGTACCCCTCACGATCTAGCAACTCTATATGGTAGAAGATCTGGAGAAACTCCTAAAGTACCGGCCGGTTATTCAGAAAAGGAAAGCGAAAATCCTCCTGGTAGACCTAAAAAACATGCCTCTTTTATCGGTACTCCTGACGATCCTCTAGGTGGTAGAGACAGACTTGGTAATAAAGTGGGTATGAAAGGAGGATACCCAAGTGACAACGAAAATGTTAAAGAAGATGTTGTTGATACTAATAAAACTAAAGCTATCTATCGTCAACATATGAACCTTTTTAAAAAAGATCTTAGAATATTAAGTGAAGAAGATTCAGAAAATACTGAAAATATACTGAATGAAAGAAACATTAAGGATTTAGAAGACTGACCCTATTTATTTAAAATACTACGGCACTTTTCTTAAAAAAGTAATATGAAGATTAAACATAGTAAATTTAGAAACACAGGTCTACTGTACGAATTTTTAATTAACCAGATAGCATCTGATACTATATCAGGAGAACAATCTCCTGGTATAAGAATACTAAGGAAATACTTTAAAAAGTCCACCTCTCTTGCTAAGGAGTACAAACTTTACGAATATATTATAAACAGTAAGAATATTGATGTAAATAAAGCAGAAAGGATTATATCTACAGTATTAGAAATATCTTCTAAAATTAACAGAGAACAGTTAAAAAAAGAAAAGTACAACCTAGTTTCTGAAATTAAAAAACAGTATGATTCAGATAAATTCTTTTCTAAAAACATATCTGAATACACAACCTACGCCGGAATTTACTGTTTATTAGAAGCCTCTAACTCCGAATCACTAACTGACCCAGCCGTCCTAGTTGAAAATAAAACTACTGTTCTCAATTACTTAACTAAAGACACTGATACTTCTAATACAAGACCAAACAAACTTATTGGTGAATTTAGTAAATACGATAAGGACCTAAAAGAAATGGTCTATAAAGTATTTATCAATAAATTTAATAAGAAGTACGGTAACTTAACTTCTGAACAAAAAATTATCTTAAAAGAATTTATTAAGACTGATAACAAGTCTTCAACGTTTAAGCAATTTTTTAACCGTAGCCTTAAAAACATTAAAAAAGATTTAGAACATTTAATTCCTAAAATCCAGGACAACATATTAGAAATTAAAATTAAAGAAGTAGTTAAAAACATTAAGACTGAAGATAACAGTAAACCTGTTAATGAAGAAGAGGTTCAGCTAATAATGAAGTATTTTGAACTGATAAAAGAACTGAAACAGTTGTGAAAATAACTACTAGAGAATTAACAGACATAGTTAGAGAAGAACTTAATAAAGCTGTGAAAGAAATAAGTACAACAGGTACCGGTGCCGGATTTACACCTGGGGAAGGAGGACAGTATAGTACTCCTAAAGCATTTAAAAAACAAAATAAAAGAACAACAGAAAAAGAAACATGAAATCCTTATCAACAAAGTACTTAGAATTAATTAAAGGAAAATATACACGTAAACAGTTTCTAGCAGAAGTGCGCAGAGAACTTCCTAACATAGTAACTTCTCAAAACAGTTTTAAAGATACTATTAAAGTACTAAAAGGAAAAGGATTTCTCTCTATTGATAAAACTTTACAAAGTGTAGAAGAACTATGTAATGAACACAGTACATTAAAAAGCTTTTTTACTGAAGGAAGATCTAACCCTCAGGAAATCAAATCTATTAGCAACACTAAAGACAGAATAACACTAGTTACTAAAGACAGTAAAGTACATATCTTCGACATCTTACAAGGTACCCTTTTCGAAAATACCTCTCCAGCTGAATATGTTAAATTAAAGAGAGACCAATACCTCAAAGAAATGGTATCAGAGTATCCTTTTACTCTAACAGCAATTCAAAAAGGGATCAGGTACGAACTAAAAGAAAAAGGACTAACAACTTCTAGTAAGTTATCAGACAAAGACTGGGATAAATTAAGAGATAAAGTTGTTAAGAACTTAATGAAGGATTCTACATATTACATACACAAAAAAGCCGGAACTAAACCTACAAAAGAAAAAGATAGAACAGATCTTACAAAGGAGGTTCCTGATGTAGATAGGGAAAAAATTGATAAGAAAGGAACTCAAAAGAAAGTAAAGGATAAAGACAATCAAATGAAGGAAGTACCTTTAAATGAAGTTAAAGAAGCAGTTAAAAAATTAATTATTAACTCTCTAAATGAACAAGAATACTCTATGCCTGGCCCTGGGTTTAAAGAAGGTCATAGAGCTTTAGTTAATATGTTAGACAAAGTAGTTAATACTGCTGAAAAAGTAGGAGAGTCCGCCGAACAGGAACGAGATGCTTTAGCAGATGATCCTAATGCAAGCGACTACTTACATGAAGTTGTAGAATACTTAAGAATGATATACAACGGATACCTGTATGCAGACAGAAATGCCGAACGTGATGATGAGATATTTAAAGAAAATATGCTTAAAGAAGAACTCTCTGACGAAGCTTACCAGAGAATGGAAGGACTTTCTACTATAAAAGCTCAAGAAGCGGTCAAAAAAGGGTCAGCAATAATTCTTAGAGAATTAACCGAAGACGGATTTGATGAAACAGAAGTTTTAGAGTTCTTACAGGTTCTTATTAAAACTAATTACGGGATTTTCACCGAAACACAGACGGTAAATGAACAAGACCTAACCCCGATTCAAGCTCTTGAACAAACACCTGCTTTTGAAAGAGCTCTAAGATCAGAAGACAGTTTTGCCGGCTTTATCAAGAGGGTAGAAGGAGATTTATGGAATTACATGGCCTCTCATTTTGACAACAGAGCCGGATCAGCTCCTGATGAACTGGAAGAATATTCTGAAAATGTAAAAATAGACTATTCCGAATATATTACAAAAGTTAGCTCAGGAGCACTATATATTGATACTGAAGATTCAGAAACTGGAGAGAAAATAGCAAAACCAGGAGATAAAATTCACTTCACATACGGAAATAAGGACTATTCAGCTATAGTAACTGATAAAGCCGCCGGTAGAGACGACGACAACTTAATGTTGGCACTAGTAGCAAAATAATAGAAAAACATATGAACAAGCCTCTTTTAATTGAAGTATTTCCTTTTAAACCTACTGTAAACGAAAGTACAGTAAACGGTAAAAATATATTTGAAGTATCTGGTATTCTTCAACGAGCTGAAGCTCAGAACCAAAACGGAAGAGTCTACAGTAAGAAAATACTAGAACGAGAATGTAAAAGATACGAAGAAAACTTTATAAAAGTAGGGAACGCATACGGTGAACTAGATCACCCAGATTCCTCAGTTGTTTCTTTAAAAAATGCCTCTCACGTAGTAAAAAAACTATGGTGGGAGGGTAACGATCTTTACGGTAAGGTACAGCTGCTGAACACTCCTTCAGGTAACATAGTTAAGGAGATTATAAAAGACGGACATACTATAGGAATTTCTTCTAGAGGTACCGGTTCAGTAGAGAGGACACGTGAAAGTATTATGTCAGTACAAGATGATTTTGAACTAATTTGTTGGGATTTTGTATCTAACCCATCCACCCATGGTGCTTTTATGAACCAGGCAGTTAATGAAAACATATCCCCTAAGGACAGATCTTACGACAATATTCACTCCTTGGTAAGAGAAATACTTTGTCATTCTGACTCCTGTATGTGTGAAATTTAAGAAACTTACGTAGATGAAGCTTTTAGAATTAATTAACCAAGTACTAAACGAGAATAAAGAAAGGTGCCCTAAACCGGCTGTAGATTTAGAACTAAACACTAAAAACAGAGAAAAAGCCATTCAAGCCGATTACATACAATACGGACCTCTTAATGTCGATGAACCAGGAGACTATTGGGAAGATATAGCCGAGTATTGGAATACAACACTGAAAGCCGCCAAAAAATCGTTATGCGGAAATTGCGTCGCATTCGATATTTCTCCCAGAATGAAAGAATGTATGCCTGGTGAAACTTCAGATGAAGAAGGGGATTTAGGATACTGTTGGATGCATAATTTTAAATGCCACTCAGCTAGAACTTGTTACACTTGGGCCAAAGGTGGTCCTATAACAGAGGACGAAGTGTCTCTTGATTGGCAAGAAAGAAATCAATAATATAATACTTTTACAGCTAACTTTTTTAGGCTGTTTTTTTTTACCTAACGGTATATTTATAAACAACTTTAATTATTTTAAAACCTCCCAAAAATGTCAAATTTCAATATTAGAAAGTTTCTAACAGAGAACAAGTTAACACAAACATCTCGCCGTACTAATGAAGAGAAACGATCGGTAGAAATAACCAATACCGATTGGTCTAACACCATGTCACCTGTAGTTACTATTGATGGTAAGGAATATACTTTAGAGTTTTACGATGCAGAACCAACAAATGACCCGGGTGAATCAAATTATTGGGTTTCTTTTACTTCTCCTGAGTTTCCTAACCTAGAGTTTCGACATCCGCTTGTAAAAGTAGGAGATAACTTTGAAACTTACTATTCAGATGCTGAAAATGATTGGGTAATTAACGATATTAGATAAAAACAGTCGCCGTACCAATGAAAAAGAGTTCTCATCCCTTACCCCTCTAAAAGATTTAAGAATAGAAGTTAAAACTTATGAAGTCGGCTATTAGGACCCTAATGACGACGGTGTTATACGAAGTATTAACAATTTCCTAACGGATACTGGATTACTGCTGGTACCTACACCCATATTGAGGATTACTACGACGGAGAAGAGGCTAAAGAAGGATACGGGTATACTTTTGATTTAGATGGAAGCAAAATGGATGAAGAAGATCTAGAAGGTTTATACGAAAACAAGTAATGAGTTTAAACTAACCTTCCTTTTTTAGGCTGTTTTTTTACCTAACGGTATATTTATATAACAAATATACTATCCTACCTAATATAGTATCGAAATAAATTTTTAATTCACTTCTATTGCGTTTCCTAATAAACGTATTTCGAACTAAAAACTAAATACTAATATGCCTAAAAATCAAGACCTGTTTAAAGAGGCTATTGCAGAAGCTAGGACTATACGACAGTTAGCATTAGAAAATGCAAAAGATTCAATTAGCGAGTCGATAACTCCTCACCTAAAAGAACTACTTGCAGCTAAATTGCAAGAAATGGAAGAGGAAGACGAAGACGTACTTGAAAAAGACATGTACGAAGAAGAAGAAGAGGAGGTTGAAGATGAATCTCCTGAAGAAGAAGAAGTAGAAGATGAAGATACTTCTAACGATGACGACCACGACGAAGATGAGGAATACGAAGATGAGGAAGAACAAGACATAGAAGATATGTCTGTTGAAGACCTCAGAAACCTTATCCGAGATGTGATTGCACAAGAGATGCCAGAACCAGAAATGGGACCTGATACAGAAGTTGACATTGACCTCGGTGACGAAGAAGTACCCGCCGACGATATGATAGGACCTGAAGACGGTATTGGAGATGAGGAAGAATTAGACTTGTCTGAACTAATGGCCGAACTTGATGCTATTACAAATGAAGCCGATCATGGTGACGATCACGAAGAAGTAGAGGAAGGAAAAGAAGAAGAAGAAGAGCAAGACAAAGTTGACGAGAAAAAGTATAGCAAAAAAGAAAAAGAGATGGAAGAAGATTTATCTGAAGCTCTGAACACTATTGATGTACTTAAAGCCGAGTTGGCTGAAGTTAACCTCTTAAACTCTAAACTTCTATACTTAAACAAGTTAATGAAAGCTAATAACTTAACTGAAAGCCAAAAAGCCAAAGTTATAACTACTTTCGACAAAGCTGAAACAGCAAAAGAAGCAAAACTTGTTTATGAGACCTTTAAGGAATCTTTATCCAACAGTACTTCGAGTACAAAGAAGTCTTTAAAAGAACACGTTTCTTTTGCTTCTAAGTCTACCGGAGGGTCTACTAAACCTAAAAAATCAGTAGAGGTTCCTCCTAAGCTAAATGAAAATCTAAAGCGAATGCAGAAGCTTGCAGGAATTATTAAGAACTAATTAAAAAATACTTTTACATAAATAAAATACAATTATGCAAATTAACGAAATACTTAACAGCTCAGAAGAGTATAAAGTACTTCAAGAAGAAAATATACGTCTTGCTAACAAGTGGGAGAAAGTAGGACTTCTTGAGGGACTATCCTCCGAGCACGAAAAACGAAACATGTCCCGGTTGTTAGAGAACCAGACAAAGTACATTGTTAAGGAAGGAAACGTAACAGGAACTGGTGGAACTTTCCAACCAGGACAAGGTGAACAATGGGCCGGTATTGCACTACCGCTTGTACGAAAAGTCTTCGCTGAATTTTCAGCACAGGATTTCGTATCAGTTCAGCCAATGAATCTACCATCTGGACTTGTTTTCTATCTTGACTTTAAGTACGGAACAGACACAGCCGGATTCAACGCCGGAGACAACATGTACGGAAACGTATCTACTTACGACAGGAAAATGGAAGTAGATGAAGATCCATCCGGTGGTCTATACGGAGCCGGAAGATTCGGTTACTCTATCAACTCTGCATCTGTAGAGTTTGAAGGAGCTCCGGAAGCTGCTAACAGTGCATCTATCGACTTTGATGATGACCTTAATCCTGCAGATTTCCAAGTTTACTCAGTAAACCTAGAAAACACTAGCTTTGACGCCGAAGGAGTAAGAGCATTTAGACTCTTATCAGGATCGGTTGATGTAACAACTAACCCAGAATTCACAAGAAGAAATGGAAACTTTGTATCATTCGTAGTTAATACGGATACAGTAGCTTCTGGTAGTGAAGTAACAGGTTCAGTACTATATCACAAACAACCAGCTGATAACGCCAGAGGAGACTTTGAAGACGGAACAGCAGCCGGAGATCCAATCAAGATTCCAGAAATCGAAGTAGAACTTGGTTCAGAAGGAATTATTGCTAAGACAAGAAAGTTAAAAGCAAAATGGACACCAGAGTTCGCCCAAGACCTTAATGCCTACCACAGCATTGATGCTGAAGCCGAACTTACATCTCTACTGTCTGATTATATCGCAATGGAGATCGACCTTGAGATCCTTGATATGCTTATCCAAAACGCTGTAACAACAGAGAGATGGAGTGCAGAAAACAATAAGATCTACAAGAACGATGCCTGGACAACAGATACATCTGACTTCTTTAATACACAAGGTCAGTGGTTCCAAACTCTAGGTACTAAGATGCAAAAAGTATCTAACAAGATCCATCAAAAAACACTACGAGGAGGAGCAAACTTTGCCGTAGTATCCCCTGACGTAGCAACCATCATCGAGTCTATTCCTGGATTCGTAGGTGATACAGACGGCGATAAGATGGACTTTGCAATGGGTGTTCAGAAAGTAGGTACTTTTAACTCTCGATATAGAGTTTACAAGAACCCATACATGCTTGAGAACACAATGCTGTTAGGATTTAGAGGAGGACAATTCTTGGAGGCAGGTGCTGTTTATGCCCCTTACATTCCATTAATTATGACACCTCTTGTGTACGATCCTGAGACTTTTACACCTCGCAAAGGCCTGATGACAAGATATGCCAAGAAGATGGTTAGACCAGAATTCTACGGTCGTATCTTCATTAGTGACTTGTCTACTATCTAAAAGTAGGTAGAAAAGTACACAGTGTATTTAAAAGGTATCAGATTAGATTCTGGTACCTTTTTTTTTTATTAAAAAAGCTTTTCGTATATTTATAGGTAAACGTTAAGAAAAAGCTTAGACCTTGAAAAGACAAAAAGACCTATCTCCTCATACTTGTAAAATATGTAAGGTTAAATTAACAGCAGCAGGTATGCCTTCCCACCTTTACCATAAACATAACGGACTCTCCTCTGATGAATATGCAAAAAAATATGGAGAGTTTCGAAAATCACGGCTTAAGAAGCTAAAAAGGAAGAAGAAGAGTGATATCAAATGTCAGGAATGTAATAAGAAAATGTTGTCCCATAAACAGCTTATACACCACATTAATAAAGAACATAAAAAGTTAGGTTGGAAAAAGTACTTTATTAAGCATTTTTTCAAAGGTACATACCCGACTTGTAAGTGTGGATGCGGAGAAAAGGTTAAGTTAATAAGGAACGGTAAAGATGAAAAAGGTACTACTTCTTATGCTCGTGATTATATAGCTGGACATAATACAAGGAGTAGAGAACCCGGATATAGACAGAACTCTCTAGAACAAAAGCAACGAATGAGAGAAGCTGCAATAAAGAGAATGAAAGCTCAAGAAGGAACATTTTTTAAAAACGGTCCTAGCACTGGAGAAAAAGAATTAAGGAAGTTTATTAGATCCTTAGATGTCAAAACAGAATATAATAACACAGAACTACTTCACGGAAAAGAAATAGACATATACCTCCCAGACCATCACCTAGGTATAGAGTATAACGGCGGATATTTTCATAGTGATCTTTTTAAAGATAAAAGGTACCATTTAAATAAAGTTAAGGAATTAAGAAGTAAGGATGTAAATCTTATTCATATTTGGGAAACAGATTGGTACACCAAGAAGAGTATTTTAAAGTCTATGTTAAAAGCTCAAATAATAAACGGGAGTAAAAGAGTTTACGGTAGAAAAACAAAGGTAGTGGAAGTTACTAATAAACAGGCTATTAATTTCCTAGAAAGAAACCATTTACAAGGTCCGTCTATATCTAAATATAGGTACGGACTTTCTTACGAAGATGAACTTGTTGCATTAATGACTTTTTCTAACCTTAGAAAAGCAACCGGCCAAGAAAGTAAAGAAGGGAGTTACGAACTAATTAGGTTCTGTAATAAACTTAATTACACTGTAGTAGGAGGAGCTTCAAAACTTTTCACTCACTTTATAAGAACTCAATCTCCTAAGTACATTTTATCTTATGCAAATAGAGATTGGAGTACAGGTAATGTTTACGAGAAACTAGGAATGACCTTTACAGGATATACACCACCTGGTTACTTTTATACCAAGTCTAGATATAAATTTAGTAGATTCCAGTTTCAAAAGCATAAACTTGTTGAACAAGGAGAAGATCCTAACCTTACAGAGTATGAAATAATGTCTAAAAACGGGTACCATAGGATATGGGATACAGGTAACTTAAAATACGAGTGGAAACAGTAGACATACTCTATTTATATTATAGAATCCGTTTAATAATACAAAATAGAAGTAACTTATGGCCGATATACCAATTTGGGAAGGTACCTCATCATTTACCCCCGGAAGCACTCCTTTCAGTTTTTATGATAGTGATGCCGACTTTCAGCAAGATGCTGATAAAGTAGCCCGGTACTGTGTTACCAGACTAGGGTTTCCTATTATGGATGTAGAGCTTCAACCAATACATCTTTATGCAGCCTTTGAAGATGCCGTAACCGAATACGGTAACGAAGTATTTCAGTACAAGGTACGGGAAAACTACTTATCTATGGAAGGTGGTGAAAAAGGTACTGATTACAACAATCAATTAATAAATCCTTCCTTAGATAGAGTTATCGGTATCTCTAAAGAATATGGAACTGAAGCCGAAGTTGGAGGAAATTTAACTAAATATTCAGGATTACTTCAAGTAGAAGGAGGTAAACAGGAATATGATTTAGACAAGTGGGCAGAAGATGAAGGAGTAACAGGAGGGGTAGAGATTAGGAGAGTGTTTTATGAAGCTCCACCTGCAATTTTAAGATTCTTTGATCCTTTCGCCGGAACCGGAACCGGGGTACAGTCTTTGATGGATGTATTTGATTTCGGTAGTTTTTCCCCGGGAGTAAACTTTTTACTGATGCCTACGTCATACGATGCTCTAAAAATACAGGCAATTGAGTTCAATGACCAAATTAGAAAATCTTCTTTTAGTTTCGAGCTTGTAAATAACCAGTTAAAACTTTTTCCAATTCCTATTAATTCTGGGGTTATTAGAATTGAATACTATAAATTATCTGAAAAAAATGCTTCTCGTACTCAAGACGGAACCACTCTCATTACCAATATAGGCGAAGTACCTTATAAAAACCCTGTCTATTCTCAAATTAACAGTATTGGCCGGCAGTGGATATTTAGGTACACTCTTGCTTCGGCAAAAGAGTCTCTAGCTTATATTAGAGGAAAGTATCAGACAGTACCTATTCCTGGAGATGAAACTACATTAAACCAGGCCGACCTTCTGGCTGATGCAAGATCTGAAAAAGAGAGCCTTATAAACTCCTTACGAGAAACACTAGAACAAACCTCTAGAGAATCCCAACTTGAAAAACAAAGTAACGAATCCAGTTACCTTAAAGAGACACTAAATAACGTTCCATTCCCTATTTACGTAAAATGATCACATTACAAGAACTTTTATCTGAAAACGAAAGAAATAGAGTTAAGGCCCTAGTCAGAATACATTACACAGACTCAGCTAGTACTATGGATGTAGCAGAAATACTTAGGGCTATTAAAGACGTAACAATTGTAAGTACGCACAGTACAGCAGAAGAAGGTAATATAGCAACTTATGACGTAAAGATGTACACGACAATGGCACCAAAAAAAGCTTATGGATTTGTAAGAAGACAGGCATTATCGTTTTCTGAAATAAATAAAGTTGAAATTGCTACAGCTTCAATCGAAACTTATTAGACCCTTTCTACAGATATGATTTTTGGTAGCCGACGGGATATGCAAGTATTTACTAAGATAAATAGAGAACTTCTTCAAGATGTTGTCGAACAGGAGATACTATACCATAAGGTTTCTTTAGAAAGTACGTCGGTAAACATTTACGGTGAGAGCTTGAGTAAGACTTATTTCAACCCTACAAAGCTAAACTGTTTAATCACTAGAGGAGATCAAGTAATATCAATACAAGAAATAGGAGAGGACCTTACCAGAGAAGTATCTTTTGCATTTCTACGAGAGGATATGGAAGATATTAATTTACTACCGGAAGTAGGAGATATTATAGAATGGCATAACGATTTTTATGAAGTAGATACCGTCCGAGAAAATGAACTATTCTTAGGAAGAGATAACAGCTACAACTTAACTGAGTATGGAAAAGAGTTTGGAAAGAGTATTTCTATTATTTGTGATACGCATCTAACTAGAATGGAAAAAACCGGTATACGTCCTACCAGGTAAATAATGGATAGAATAAGACCAAAGAAAAATAGAGCAGAACATCGTTCAGTAAAAAACGATAATAGGAAGCAGTATAATGTAGGCTTGTTAGATATTGATGAGACCATCATATATTATTTCTCCAATGTGATCCAACCTACGGTAGTACAAAGTGGTAGGCAAATAAATGTACCCGTTTTATATGGGTCTCCTGAGAAGTGGAAGGCCGTACAAAAGGACGGGTTCTATAGAGACAAGAACGGTAAAGTTCAAGCTCCTTTGATTATATACAGGAGAACAGATATTGAAAAGAATCGATCACTTGGTAATAAATTAGATGCAAACGTTCCGAATAATATTCAAGTGTTTGAAAAAAAGTTTAGTAAAAAGAACGTTTATGACCGATTCAACATTCTTAACAACAGAATTCCGGTTAAAGAGTACCAAGGAGTAATTATTCCGGATTACGTAAATATTCAATACCAGTGTATAATATTTACCGATTACGTCGAACAGATGAATAAGATAGTTGAGAGTATAAACTATGCTTCTGATGCATATTGGGGACGTGCAAATAGTTTTAGATTCCGGGCTAGTATAGATTCTTTTACAAATAATATCGAAGTAACACAAGGAGAAGATAGAAAAGTTAAGACCGAATTTACCATTAACCTCCTAGGACATATAATTCCAGATACTATTAATGCAGAAATCAACGGTCCAAACAAATTCTTTTCTAAAGCGGCAGTTAATTTTAAACTTGAAACAGTATCTGATTTAGATAAATTAATGAAACGATCAAAAACACCAGAAAGGGAAGCCACTCCTCGATTCTTTGATGACGGTACCGTAAATTACAACAGAGGTATGACGTCATCTCAAATAAATTTTATCTCTTTGTCTAATACAGTATTTGCAGATGAAATTTTTAATGAAGATACCGCTATTTATAAAAACAGAACTATAGTAAATCCACCGACTGGGTTTGAAACCAGTCAAGAGCTTTTTTCTGTATTTGTAAACAAAACCTTAATTCCGGTATCTCAACGAATTGTACTACAGGATGGACCGGATATAAAGGTTGAATTCGATACACAGAAAACAGGATATACTTTAGATTCTTCTGATGAAGTAGTCCTAGTAGGTAAACTCATATAAGATTTTAGATAATGGCATTAGTACAGTGGAAACAGATTGAAACGGATCTGAAACAGGACGGTATATTAACCGGCTCTCTTTCTATTTCTGGATCTCTTTCCGTTACCGGAGATAAAATTGTTACCGGAGATCAGATTATATCTGGTAACTTATTTCTTAACGGACTAGATGTTGAAGAACTTCTTATATTTAGACAAACTGGATCATTTTGGAACACTACAAGAAATATTGGCATTACAGGATCATTTAATGTCAATTTAGCGTCAGAAGACCAAGATACCTTAGAAGTATCCGTAGATGAAGAACCACGAGTGGAAGTAAACAAACAAGGAGTCCTTAAACTTCATCCATTCAATGAACCCCCAGACCCAATAGACGGCGGCATCTTTTATTCTGGTTCTAAGGAGTTTTTCTTAGGTACTTGATATTTATACAGTGTATACACACAACTAATTTTATACCTAATAGTATTTTATAATGGCAACTTGGAAAAAAGTAATAGTATCAGGTTCACAAGCCGAACTTGAATCTTTAAACCTAGACAATCAACTACTTGTTGGAAGTAATCAGCAAGTAACAACTGACCCGGAAACTACTTTTCTTTCAGGTTCATTTTCTGGATCCTTTCAAGGAGATGGTTCTGAGCTAACCGGACTTGTAACCGTCCTTGAAATCTCCGGATCTTCACAGGCTGGAGAAACTTTTGGAACTGTAGATCTTTTAGACGAAAGGTTAAATATTGTAGGAGGGGAAGGGATTGATCTAACCTTTGATGACGGAACAAATACTTTAGATATTTCCGGCCAAGATGCTACATCTACAAATAAAGGTATTGCAACCTTCAACACCGACGGTTTTGTTGTTGCCTCCGGGGACGTAACACTGGCAGATTCTACAACCGGAGCCGTTCTTGAAATCAACGGTACAAATAACGAAGTTGAAGTTTCTAGAACTAATGGAACAGTAACTGTTGGATTACCAGACAATGTTAATATTTCTGAGAATTTATCTGTCGGCGGAGATCTAACCGTACAAGGAGATGTTACCGCCATCCAAACAACAAATCTTGAAGTTGAAGATAGGTACATTCTTCTTAACTCTGGAAGTATTGGAGATATCTACAAAGGTGGTATTATTATTGATCAGGGCGGAGGTTCCGGCCGGGCCTTTATTTTATCAGAAGCCTCAAATAGATGGGGATTTAAAGAAAGTCTGGCCTCTGATGCAACAACTGGATCACCAGAAGCATTTGCCGCCGCCGTGATTGATGAACAATCCGGACAAACTGATGCACCGGAATATCAAAAAATAGGAAACATACGAGTAGACAATCAAGGAGACATTTTTATTTACGCATAAAAAAAAATTAAAAGAGTTATTTTATAAAATTATGGGTATAGTTACAGACGGAAAAATAAAGACAGAGAAGAAAGGACCTACGTTTGAGGATCCAATCAACCTCTCCAAGAAAGAAGTAGATTTTATTCTAGATAAATTACAGTCTAGTCAATACTACGGTTATGAATTTGAACAGTTTTTTAATGTNTGGAAGAAGTTAGATAACTACAGAAAAAAGTCTTAATCTACTTTTTAGGTATATTTATATAAGATATTGTTGGCCTGGTCTGAAACAGTACTAGGAAGTGGGCAATCAATTCATTGTAACCAACCGCAATCATAAAACATTTTAAATGCCAAATTGGAAAAAACTAGTTGTATCAGGTTCTGATGCACACCTCAATTCTCTATCTGTAACTGAAAACGTTACAGCCTCTTCTTTTACAGGTTCATTCATAGGGGACGGATCAGGATTAGAAAATTTACCTGAAACAGTTCCTGGTGGGAGTACCGGACAGATACAATTCAATAGCGGGAGTATATTTGAAGGAGATTCCGGTCTAGTTTATGATCAAGAAAATACTAGAGTCGGTATCAATAAACCTAATCCTGAATCTACATTAGATGTATCCGGTTCCGTTCAAGTAACCGGTTCTGTAGGTATTACTGAAACGTATTCAGGATCTAATTTACTTATTGGATCCGGACACTGTACTACATTAGGAACTTGTGCCACTATCGCCGGCGGAAGTAATAACACTGCATGCGGGGATTGTTCAACAGTATCCGGCGGAGAGAATAATACTGCAAGCGGGGATCGTTCAACCGTATCCGGCGGACAGAATAACTGTGCATTAGGATTCTGTTCAACGGTATCCGGCGGATGCGGTAATACTGTAGGTAGTAACACTTTTTCATTTTCTACAGTAGCCGGAGGCAGAAATAACAACACAAATATCGCCTCCGGAGGGTTTATAGGAGGTGGCTTTAATAATACTATTGGAAATAATTCCGGCTGGTTTCGATCAACTATTGCCGGTGGAGAGAATAATACTGTTAACAGCCGTTTCAGTTTTATTGGTGGCGGATCCAGGAATACGGTAAGCGGGTTTTGTTCAACAGTATCCGGTGGATTTCGTAATAGAGCAAGCGGGAACGGAGCTTTTATCGGTGGAGGTTGTGATAATACGGCCGCCGGTAGTACGGTTTTTCAAACACCGGGGGTAACCGTAGTAGCCGGCGGACGTAATAACACTGCCGATGGAGATTGCTCTGGTATCTTAGGAGGGGTAAATAATCACACTTGCGGATTTGATAAATCATTTATCGTAGGTTCAGATTTAGAAGCTACAGCCGGTTGTACTACCTTCATGAATAATGCCAACGTTGAAGGAAATGTAACGGCTAGTTCTTTTACCGGTTCCATTGACTTTAGTAATTTAGAGAACTCTCCTTCTCTAGTATCAGGAAGTTCACAAATAACTCTTTCCGATACAGACGGGTTCATTTTCTATTCTGGATCTGTGGGAACCTTAATAAATAACTTAGAAATAGCAAGTGGAAGCATACGAACTGATTTTAATAATTTTACTGGTTCATACAACACAGGTTCATTCACGGGTTCATTCATAGGGGACGGATCAGAATTAGAAAATTTAGATATCTTTAACGTTAATGAATCTTTTCTAGCACCTGTAGCATTTACAAATCAGACTATAGTCAACGTTTCTCATAATTTAGACACTGAATACCCCGTAGTTCAAATTTATGACGAGAATAAGAATCAACTAATCCCAGACAAAATTGTCTCCATAGATAACAACAACATCCAGGTTGAATTTGTTACAGAGACAACCGGATTCATTGTAGTAATGAAGGGAGGTCACCTACTTGGAAGTTTTGGTACTGTGGCCAGTAACTTCACTAATGAAACAGATATTACTGTCAATCATAATCTTAATGCTCCGTCCCCCTTCGTTCAAGTATATAATGAAAATAATGAACAAATAGTACCCCAGACAGTTAAGATAGTCGATAAAGATACCGTTGAAGTTGTATTCTCTACCCCTAAATCCGGACAAGTAGTTGTTACCAGAGGAGGACATATTGCTATACCTTCTGAATTTATTGAATCGTTTTCAGGTTCTTTTACAGGAAGTTTTACCGGTGACGGATCAGGATTACAAAATTTACCTGAAACAGTTCCTGGTGGGAGTACCGGACAAATACAGTTCAATAGCGGGAGTATATTTGAAGGAGATTCCGGCCTAGTATACGACCAGGACAATATAAGGGTTGGGATCAACAAACCTAATCCTGAATATACATTAGATGTATCCGGTTCCGTTCAAGTAACCGGTTCTGTAGGTATTACTGAAACGTATTCAGGATCTAATTTACTTATTGGATCCGGACACTGTACTACATTAGGAACTTGTGCCACTATCGCCGGCGGAAGTAATAACACTGCATGCGGGGATTGTTCAACAGTATCCGGCGGAGAGAATAATACTGCAAGCGGGGATCGTTCAACCGTATCCGGCGGACAGAATAACTGTGCATTAGGATTCTGTTCAACGGTATCCGGCGGATGCGGTAATACTGTAGGTAGTAACACTTTTTCATTTTCTACAGTAGCCGGAGGCAGAAATAACAACACAAATATCGCCTCCGGAGGGTTTATAGGAGGTGGCTTTAATAATACTATTGGAAATAATTCCGGCTGGTTTCGATCAACTATTGCCGGTGGAGAGAATAATACTGTTAACAGCCGTTTCAGTTTTATTGGTGGCGGA